ATAGACACTCGTTCTACCGCTACTGCCACAACAGGAATATTAATTTCAATTACTGCCCTTGGGTTTATTTCAGTAACGGTAAATAATGCTATTTTGTTTACTTCTTCTACTGGAATTACAATAAGCGCATGGACTCATGTAGCCGTAGTAAAAAGTGGCACAACAATTACGCTTTATTTAAACGGCACAAAGCCTGTTACTGGCTCAGGAACATCATCAACTAGCCTTACAGACCAATTTTTAAGACTAGGTGCATCTGCTGGTACTGCTGCAAACTTTTACAATGGCTATTTAGATGAAGTGCGTATTACCAATGGTGTTGCAAGATACCTTGCCGACTTTACTGCGCCTACTGCGCCATTCCCTAATCAATAAGGATTTATATGTTAATTGCAAAAATTGAAGATGAACAAGTTGTTGCTGTAGCTGACTACAAATCCATGTTTCCTAATACATCGTTTCCAAGTTCTGGTGCTAACGCTCAATTCCTTGAAGATAATAGCTGTTTAGGTGTTACTGTGTTTAAGACACATAACTCTAATACTGAAAAGCTAGTATCGGCTGTTCCATACATTGAAGATAATCAAGTCTTTACTGTTGCAGTAGAACCTTTAACCGAAGACGAGATTGCATCTAAGAGTGCTTCTCAAGCCGCTACAATTCGTAAGCAACGAGATGATTTACTAGCACTATGCGATTGGACTCAACTGACAGATGCTCCTGTAGATAAACAAGCATGGTCTACTTATCGACAAGCATTAAGAGATATTAGCAATCAAGCTGGTTTTCCTTGGGAAGTAGAGTTTCCTAAAGACCCTAATTATGTAGAGCCAGTAACTTTTTCTTGATGTTTGGATAAAAAAATAATGGCTTACGAAGATCAATATGTCGTATATGGTTATTGGGAATACGATTATTGCGTAGGAGATGTATTAGCTACAGATGGTGCTGGATCTGTAAATGGCATTGGTACTGCTATTGCTTTTCCTACAGTAATATTACTTTTTTCCGCAAGCATTACAGGAGTTGGCTCTACATCCGCAGATGGCATAAGAGTAGCATTGGGTGATGGCTCTATTAACGGAGTTGGAACGGTTGTATCAGAAGGAATAAGGCAAGCATTAGGCGCTGGATCTATTAATGGCATAGGATCAATAAGTGGCCTTGGAAACTTTACTGCTAGTGGAAACGGATCAATCGTAGGATTGGGAACAGTTTTAGTAAATGGCAATGCGGTTTTTTCAGCAAACTCATCTGTAAACGGAATTGGTACAATAGTTGTTGTTGGGTATCGAATTGGTGAGGAGTGGAGCAATTCTGGAGTAGGCGGTAATACTTGGACAGCAGCAAATGTTACAAGCAATAATTGGACAGACAAAACAACGGGAAGTAATACATGGCTACCTCAATAGTAGAATTTGGCGAATGGCTACCAGACCAAGCTGGAATAACTGGTTCTATACAGGATGCCTACAATGTCGTTCCCCAGGCAGTAGGCTATGGCCCATTTCCTGAGTTGGTAGAGTTATCTGGCGCAGCAAGCGAAAACCTAAACAATGTATTTGCTACTAAGTTTGGTGGCACTACTACTTTGTTTGCTGGTGGCTTTACTAAACTATTTAAATACAATTCGACTACATTAGCATTAGCAGATGTTTCTAAATCTGGTGGATACTCTAGTTCTAATCGTTGGACTTTTGCTCAATATGGGCCATCCCTGATTGCTGCCAATGGCGTAAACAAACTCCAAGTATGGAACTTAGCAAGTTCTACAGCATTTGCTGATTTAGATGCCGCAGCTCCTACTGCTAAGTTTGTGACTACAGTTAGAGATTTTGTAGTGGCTGGCAATGTATCAGGAGAGGAATCTAAGGTTTATTGGTCTGATTTAAACGATGAAACCGATTGGACTCCTGGGGCTACAAGCCAATCTGATAGCCAAGTCATTGCAGATGGTGGCGATATTCGTGGCATTACTGGTGGTGAGTATGGATTGGTTTTCCTAGAAAAAGCAATCTCTAGGATGTCTTATGTAGGCGCTCCACTATTCTTTCAGTTTGATACCATTGCTAGGAATATTGGGTGCTATGAGGCAAATTCAATAGCCCAGTTTGGTAACTTAGTATTTTTCCTAGCTGATGATGGCTTTTATATGTGCGATGGGCAGACAGTTACGCCTATCGGAGCAGAAAAAGTAGATCGCTACTTCTTTACTTTTGCAGATCAATCTCAAATTGATAAGATGAGTGCCAGCATAGATGTCATTCGTAAACTAATCGTTTGGCAATACACAGACATCTTTGCCCAGAAACGATTAATAATTTACAACTTCCAAACTAAAAAATGGTCTGAGGCGGACACTACTTCTACTTATGTAGCAACATTGGCACAGGCTGGAGTAACCCTAGAAGGCTTAGATACCTTTGGGAATATGGACACTATAAGCACTTCTTTTGATAGCCGTATTTGGGCTGGCGGTAAGTTTGTATTGGCAGGAGTAAAAGATACCAAAATTGTTACTTTTACTGGGGCTAATAAGTCTGGTTATGTCACTACAGGCGATCTAGGCAACGGAAACCAGTCAATCATTATGTTAGCCAAGCCAAAGGTAGATACTGGCTCTGCAAGCGTTTCTGTAGCCTCTAGAGCGTTGTTAAACGAAGTCCCTAGCTTTGGTACTGCCGTAGCAGCAGACAGCGAGAACAGGGTATCCCTACGTGCTGGTGGCAAATACCATAGAGTAAGGGTTTACCCTAGCGGTGCTAACTGGAAAACGGCTGCTGCCGTAGAAATTGATTTAGTTCCACAGGGCGGCAGATAATGTTTCGTAGACTTCCTCCTGCTGGTGGCGATCAACGAGCTGTAGCCGAGATCGTCAATGGAATGATGGATGGCAAGACCAACAATACTGGGCTTGTTACATTAGCCACAGGGAACGCTACAACCACCACTATTAATGATCCTAGAATAAGTAGAGATTCTATGATTCTGCTAGTGCCTAAGTCGGCTGCTGCTTTTGCCGATACTGCACCTTATGGAGCGTTTCAAGACTCTACAGATCAAGCGGCAGCAAGCACTACAACTGCATATCCAATGACATTTGACACCACAGATTTTTCTAATGGTGTTTATTTATCTAATAGTAGTCGTTTAAATGCTAGAAATGCAGGTATTTATAATGTGCAATTTAGCGTACAGTTACAAAATACAGATAACGCACAACATACTGTAGATATTTGGTTTAGAAAAAACGGTACTAATATTACAGCATCAAATAGTATGTTTACTGTACCAGCAAGAAAAAGCGCAAGTATTTATGGTCATCTTATTGCAGCCATAAATTACTTTGTAGAACTTGCAGCAAATGATTATGTAGAAATTGTATGGCGAGCAGAAAGTACAACAGTTTCAATAGAACAACTGCCAACGCAAACTAGCCCAACAAGACCAGCAACACCATCAGTTATAGCAACTATGCAGTATGTAGCCCCTAACGCTATGGATAATGTGTATGTCAGCGCACAGACAAATGGCAGCGCAACACTTAGCCATTTTGCCAACAGTACGGCAAGCAAAACTTATGGATATGTAATAGTTGGATAATTACCACTTTTCTACCAATTGTAGGTAAAATTATGGTATGCAAAAAATCTATGTAAAACCAGAGGATTTGAGGCTGTACTGGGATTATGTTAGAAAAGGTTTATTAAAGATTTTAAGTAAGACACCCGAAGGATGGATTCCAGAGGATGTATATGTAGAATGTTTCAATAACAAGGCTCTTTTATGGGCTTTCTCGCAGGACAACCGAATAGTAGGCTTTTCGGTTCTGCAACCCCAAGGCGATAATCTACATATATGGTGTTCATATTTTGAGCATAACCTCGATCCTTGTTGGCAGGCTCTATTAGAGATTGCCAAAGCTGGTGGAGCAAGTACAGTAACTTTTGATTCTCATCGTAAAGGATGGGATGTGATAGCAAGAAAATATGGGTTTAGGCCTAGAAAATGGATAAAGGAAATTTGATATGGGTGGAATAGGAAGTCTTTTTGGCGGTGGCGGTGGACAACAAGTTCAAGAAAGAACTACTACTACTCGCAACGAAATTGATCCAATGCTCAAGCCTTATGTAGAGTTTGGTTTGGGTGAGGCTAGGAAGTTATACGAAGCACAAGGCCCATCCTACTTCCCAGGGCAAACCTATGTAAGCCCTACGGAAACCACTTTATCTGCGCTACAGTCTGGTGAACAACGAGCTATGGCTGGCAGTCCATTACTAAGGGCAGCACAGGCTGAAAACTTGGCTAATGTACAGGGTCAATACTTAGGCGGAAACCCTTTCTTTCAAGGCGCATTTAATCCTGCTGCTAAGGCTGCTCAACAATCCTACTATGATGCTATCCAAAATGTAGCCTCTAAAGCCTCTAGTGCTGGTCGCTATGGATCTGGCGCTTATGGTCAATTGACAGATCGTGCCGGTGGCACTTTTGCTACTGCGCTTACTGATGTTGCTGGAAAGTTAGCCTATCAGAATTATGCAGATGAAAGAGCAAGACAGGCTGCTGCTACTGCTGCTGCGCCTGGCATGGCAGAGGCAGACTACGGAGATATTCAGCGTTTACTAGCAATCGGACAAGGCAGAGAAGGTTATGCTCAGACTGCATTGCAAGACCAAATCAATCGTTACAACTACGAGCAAAATCTTCCACAAGCAAAACTGCAATCATTCCTAAGTGGCGTATATGGCGCACCTAGTGGCGGTATTTCTACATCACAACAGCCTATCTACTCTAACCCAGGACAACAAGCTCTAGGTAACTTGCTAGGAATTGCTGGTACAGGCGCACAACTCTATACTGCATTTTCCGATATTCGTACAAAAGAAAATATTGTCAATATTGGTAATGGTAAACACAATCTACCAGTTTATATGTTTGACTATAAGCCCAAGTGGAAAGACCAAGCTGGTCATGGCAAGTTTATTGGTTACATGGCTCACGAAGTGGAAGAAGTTGCTCCACAAGCAGTTATTACTCGTGCAGATGGAATTAAACAAGTTCGCTACGATTTAGTTTAGGACAAATAATGAACTTAGATTTCCTAGATGAGATTTATAAACCAATAAGTAAAGGGTTTTCTGAGGCTGATACCTTTATGAATAGGGAGATGCCATTCAATATGAGCTGGGGTTTCCCTGCTGCATTAGTGGCTGCTTATTTTGGTGGCCCTGCTGCAATAAGCGCATTAGGTGAGGGTGGAGCTGCTAGTGTTGGTGCAGCAGAGGGTGCTGGTGCTACTGCTGGTGGTGGTGGAATGAATAGTCTTTTATCTAACCTTGGTTTAAATGCTGGCTCATTTGCTGGTCAAGAGGCTTTTTCACTTCCTAGCTCTGCTTACACACCAGAATACCTAAATATGCTTGCAGAATCTCAAGGTGTAGATGCTGGTAATGTAAATTACTTAGATAGACTAATGGGCAATACAGAGCAAGGATTATATAAGCAGGAAGGCCTTGCTAAACAAGCATCAGGCCAAACAATGCAAGATATGTTCAAAAAACAAGCTCAACAAAAAGCAATTAGCCAATTAGGGCAAAGTGGATCTAAAATGCAAGAGCAAAATACTGCTCAACAAGCAGAACAAAACAGAATGGCTCAATTGCAAGCAATGATGCGTAGAGGACAACCAGTAGATACAACTACTGCACTACTCTCTTTATTGCAAGACAGACAACAATCTAAGCAACCTAGAATATCTTTAATCTGAGGCAAATATGGCAATAATTCCATCGTATTATGAAGGCTTATTATCAGAAGATGATATGTCATCTCTGCGTAACCAAGCACTTGC